TTCAAGAATTAAAGGATGCTGGAGTACCTGCAGACAAGTTAGATGACATGATAAAGAATGACCCGATTAGATTCGGACTTCTTCTTCACCAGCATGGGGGTATAAATATTTTTGCAAAGGCATCTATGTTAGAAGCCGAAGAGATGCGAAAAGCCTTTAGGGATTATGGATACAAAGTTGATAAACCTGCCGTAGCCAGAAACTACAAACAGTATGAAGAGATACTGAACAGGTCTATGAGAAATGCAGACGAAACAGGATTTAAAGAGCTTAAAAAGGCAAGATTAAAGTACCAGTCTTTAAATGACCCTCTTCGTCCGGGCAATCCTTTACAAAAAATATCTCAATCTAGAACGGGAGAGAAAGTAGACATTGACTCTGGCCCGTACTCAGGTATGTACAGAAATAAAACGCCCTATGAAATATTGAGTGAAACAGGTGTTTTAGTAAACAAAATAATGGCGGGCGGACAAAACAGACCCATACTACTTTCACAGCTTAGAAAAGCAACGAGTCAACTAGAACAGCTATTTGGGGAAGTAGGGCCAGACGGAACATTGGGGTTCAATCTAGACACGGTAGAGGGTAGAGAAGCCTTTTTGCTAGTTAAATCTTTAACTGAAGAAATGGTGTTTTCAGAGTGGGCAAGAGGTTACATAAAACCTCTGCAGGTTCCCGGCAAGAGAGCAAGACATATCAAGGGTTATTGAAAAGGGTCAAAAGTATCACGAGCGAGGAAAAACAGCAGTAAAAGCAATTTTGAGAAAAGTCAAAGAGGTTAAGGGCCAAGCTCAAATTAGTAAAAAAGTTGAAGTTGCTGGAATGGAAACTTTACTGAGGATAGCCAATGTATCAAATAGCCAAGACTTCTTTGATAAGTTCATACAGGGTCCAGAAGATTTAGATACGGTTCGTGATTTATTCATACAGACTATTAAAAGAGACCCTACTGTAAATGTAGAAGATGTTGAAAAGGTTTTCGATAAGGCTGTGTATGGCATGACTTATCAAGCAATATTAAAAGTAGGTGAATATAGAGCGACAGGAGTAGCAAGCGCAGCAGCTACGGTACAAGGCTTTAACGGAGAAAGTATTGTTATAAAGCAATTCGGCAACACTCTAGGAGCTTTAGATGCAATAACAGACGAGAACGTGAGAAGAAATCTTTTGAAAGTTATGCCTGAAGAACAGGTAAACTACATGGAAAGCATTCTAAAATATTTAGTAAATCAAGAGGGAATGCGAGTTGCGTCTGAAGGCATGGCTAGAGGCATGAGTGCTAATGAGGCTATCAGCCGTGCTTACAATATAGCACGGGAAATGGTTAGTCCTGCGTACATAGCTTCTGAAGTTGCGGTCAAGTTGATGCACAAAAATTCTGCGGACGCTTTTTTTCTTGCTATGCAAAGTAAAGACGCAGCACGAATAATGGATAAAATGCTGCATCTACCTGAAACAGTAACGGCCAGAGATTTAAAAACATTTGAACTCTTGTTGATAGAATTTGTAGCAACAGATGTTGCTCGTAAAGGTCAAGAAGAAGCTTTGACAGAATACTTTAAACCCTTGCTAGGAGAGGAATCAACCAATGAAGAAGAAGAATCTTAAACCAATCCCGGAAGGGAAAAAAGGAAAGGGCTT